GGAGAATGTATCAGCTATGGGCGAGGAAAAGACCGACGGAGGGAGTCGGCTTTCCTTATGAGTATATATTTAGCTTTGACAATGAAGATTACAAGTATACAGCTATAGACCAACTCGATAGAAGTATATACCAAGAAGCGATGATAGTTAGTAATGAAGCTTGCGTATTATACGTAGAATTTGAAAAACCTTTAGTATTGAGGAGGATAAGAGATGAGGTTAATAGTTGAGTGGCTTAGCCAATATGGTGCCGAGTATGACGTAGTACACAAAAAGGTATACATAAGAAAGCCAATGCAAGTGGGGGATTTTCACGAATTAAGAAAGATACTTCTTAAGCTAGGAGTAAAAGATATTATCATAGAAAACGGAGGGAAAATATATGAAAGAAAGTTCTAAAAAATATGAGTTTATAAAAAATGGAATGGACGACTACACACTTAAGTACAAAGATAAGGAAATAAATTTTTGTAGTAAAGTAGAAATGGTAAAAGACTTACAAGAAGTAACTAAAAACGCTAGGTTAGAAATGGTAACCGACTTAGCTAAGAAAGGTATGACTATCCAAGACTTAGTTAAAGAGCATAAAGAGGGTAGTAAGATAATATACGACCACTCTAACAAAGACTTTATCGAGCAAGGCTACATACAACAAGAACAAGCTAAAGTAGTAGATAAGATATGTAAGCAAGTATTCGGTATGGATAGCTCGGCTATCATTTTAGACATAGGCTTTAATGACGAAAAAGAAGTAGAACAATTCTACAAAGAGTTTGGGGATATACTAGCGAACTCAGCTCCCAGGGGATAGTCAAGGTAAAAAGGGAGGCAAAATGCTTATATGCCTCCCTTACGACCTTAAAGACATATACCCTTTTAGGTGTAGGAACTATGGCAATATTAAGTTTGACGATTTATTGACGTTAGGATATGAAGAATTTAGCCTCAAATTAAATAGTATTCCAAAAAATGAGCCTCTGTACGATATAATTAAGTCAAGAGCAATCAACTTGGAGTCCATAAAGGATAAAGACCAACGTAAGTATTGGCGAGAACTTAAAGAAGCTAATCGTATACCAGACATTTATATGTCTACTGAAACCATAAGAAACGAGTTAAAAAATGAAGTTGGGAAAGTAAAGGTGGACTAAGTAATGGTAAATGAAGATTTAAAAAGTTTTATGGATAATTTAACTATCCTAAACAAAGACTATAGCGAGTATTTTAACAAAGAAAAAGGTACAAAATATATGGTGCCTAATAGTTACATATACGCTAGGTGTGACTATTTAGAATTAACTAACGATGAGTTAAAAAAGGAAAGGTTCGCTCAAAATATAAACAAAGAGCCTAAAGAGTTTAGTCAAATAGAGTCAACTAGACCAGTGCCAAAATACGAAACAACTAAACGAGAAGAAGATAAGTACACTATCATTGACGGGAAAGTAAAAGTAAATCAAATATGGCGTGTAACAAATGGTATGAAGTATATACAAACATTCAATAACAAAGAAGAAGCCCTAAAGTTCTTAGACTCAATAAACGAGCCACTTAAAAAGCTCTAAATTAATAGGGTTGTATAAGTGGGAACTAGGGAGCCGAAGTATAGACTAGTAGACGGGTTAAGGTATCGGCTAGAAAGGTATTGAAATGAATTTTAAGATAATCATACCAACTTATAATAGTGAAAAATGGATAAATAAATGTATAGACTCAATACTTAATCAAACATATAAAGACTTTACTTTAGTAATAGTAGATGATTGTTCTACTGACAATACTAAAAAAATATGTAGCGATTACCAACGTAAAGATAAAAGAATAGTGTATATAGAGTTAGAAGAAAAACGATACAACGGTGGAACTAGAAACGTAGGTATACAAACGCCTATATTAAGCGATTATACATTATTCTTAGATAATGACGATTGGTTTTATAATAACAAGTGTCTAGAGCTGATAAACGACACGATATTAAAGAATAACAACCCAGATTGTGTTAGTTTATCCTATAGGTTTGAAATGGGTGTAGGAGGGCAAGACGTAGTTCTAGAAAGAAATACACCCCAGGAGTTAGTTAGTAGTATTTATGTAGCTCCGTGGACTAAGTGTATAAAGAGCGACTTAATACAACTATTTCCAGAAAATACGCTTATGGAGGATTTATCCCAACATATAAAACAATGTGACGTTATAGAGTCAGTAGTATCTATTAAAGAGCCTATAGTAGTATGGAATAGAAACAATAATCAATCCGTAAGTATAAACCCTAGCGAAAAACGCAAGTCAAGCGAGTTTAGACAAATAGCTGACGTAATGGATTTAGAACTTACTCACGATTATTGTATAAAACAAAAGGAGTATCGTATTAAAGCAATGTTAGACATGATACTAAGTGGTAAGCATTTATGGTAAATATATTTTACTTTCAAGACCTTAACGTAGTAGGTGGTACTGAGTCATTTTTATATTACCTATCTAAAGAGTACAATAACTTTATAGTTATGTATGAAAGAGCCGATATAGAGCAAATTAAAAGGCTATCGGAACGTGTAGAGTGCAAATGGTGGAACGGAGCCGATGAGATAGAGTGCGATAGACTATTCGTAAACTACTACGGAAATAGGATAATAGATAAGACTAAGGCTAATGAGATAATACAAATAATACATTGTGATTATAAAGCTCAAGGAATACTACCTAACATACACCCACGTATAACTAAGTTTATAGGTGTATCAGAGCAAGTGTGTAAATCTTTTGAAGAGATTACGGGTAAAAAGTGCGAACTTATATATAACCCTATTAAGATAGACAAACCTAAAAAGTTATTAAAATTAATTAGTGCTACTAGGCTAACGGCTGAAAAAGGTAAAACTAGAATGGAAAAACTAGGGAAATGTCTCAACGAAAAAGGGATAAACTATATATGGTATGTATTCACGGACGATATAAGAGCGATAGATAACCCTAATATAGTGTATATGAAACCTAGACTAGACATAACAACTTATATAAATGAATGTGACTACTTAGTACAATTAAGTGATAGCGAGGCTTATTGTTACTCGGTAGTAGAAGCGTTATCGTTAAAAGTACCCGTTATCATAACGGATTTACCCGTGTATAAGGAAATAGGTATAGACGAAAATAACGCTATTATATGCGATATGGATATGCAAAATATCCCAATTGATAGAATAATCAAAAACGATATAAAAGTATCTTATAAACCACCTAAGAGCGAGTGGAATAGATACCTAGACAATAACGGAAAGTATAACCCTAAAGAAAAAGTATATGTAAGAGCAATAAAGGACTACTACGATATAGAAGAAAAAGAAGATAAAAATATATTTAGTGAACCTTATCAAGTAGAGCATAAAAGAGCTATATATTTAAGTGAGTTAGGGTTAGTAAGAAAGGTGTAAGTATGAAGTTAAAAATAGAGTATGTAGATATAGATACAATAAAACCATATAAGAATAACGCTAAGAAACACCCTAGAGAACAAATAGAACAAATAAAAAAGTCAATAGAGCAATTTGGTATGGACGACCCAATAGGAATATGGAAAGATGAAATAGTAGAAGGACACGGAAGATTAATAGCTTGTAAAGAATTAGGATATACAGAAGTACCTATTATTCGTTTAGACCATTTAACTGATGAAGAAAGAAAAGCATATACATTAGCACATAATAAATTAACTATGAATAGCGATTTTGACTTTAACATATTAGATAGTGAGATAGCCGAAATAGATATAGATATGTCGGAGTTCGGCTTTGATAGTATAGACGTAGATAGCGACATGTTTGGTACTGACTTTAGTCTACCAGACGGAGAAAAATCTCCATTTATGCAAGTGACTTTTACATTATCTAACGAACAAGCCGAAGAGATAAAACAAATAATAAAAATAGCTAAGGAAGAAAAAATAACAAAGCAATACGACAATTTTAATAATGATAACGAAAACGGGAATGCATTATATGCGGTGTGTAGAGAATGGGAAAAGCAAAAGAAAAAATAACAAAGCAATACGACAATTTTAATAATGATAACGAAAACGGGAATGCATTATATGCGGTGTGTAGAGAATGGG